AGGTCGATTCCGCCCCATGCTTTGCGACCACGTAGGCGCTTGTCATCAACCGACCCACTGCCGGACTCCCACATGTCCTTGGTGATCCAGCGGGACGACGAACGCATGCGGCGATTCAGGCTGAGGCGCATAAACGTCGGGAAGTAGCTAGGCGACGCCTTGGCCTTCTCAGCTTCTCGCCTGATGTACGACAGCGAGGGGGACACGCCCAGGCCCGGATTCGCTCGCTGCCACGTTTCGGGGTCGAACGGGTCGGCGCCCTCGGGTGCAGCCCATACCGCTCCGTACTGGGCAGGGTCGTTCACCGTGCCGTCGGCGCAGCGCTCTACGAACGTTCGCTTTTCGTCGTAGATAGTGCCCTCGCCGCCCTCATCGGCGGTCGTGATGAAGACAATCAGGGGCTGATCGCGGGCACCCGTACCGGTCTCGATCGCGTCCACGAGGTCACGTGACTTGAACGTGTGAACCTCATCGATAACGCCACCAGACACGTTCAGTCCGTGTGCCGTTTCGGCAATCTTGGAGAGGGGGCGGAAAACCCCACCAGTACGGGGCACCCGGATCACATTGCGCAAAACTTCTACGCGCCCGCGGACAGCCTTGGACGTCATGGCCATGCGCTTGGCGTCTTCCGCCACTCGCCCGGCTTGCTCAAGGGATCCTGCTGCCGCGTAGACTTCTGCGCCGATTTCGCGGTCTGCCAGCAACAGCGTCAGCGCGATGCCGGACGATAGCGTCGACTTGCCGGCCTTACGCGGGACCTCAATCCATGCGGATCGGATCACGCGGATAGTCCGGTCAATCTCCTCATCGTGGTAGACCCAGCCGAAGAGCGGGTAGACAATCCAGACCTTTTGCCAGTTCTGGAGCTTCAGCGGAGTGTTGCCCCATCGGCCCTTGGTGTGCTTGAAGGACTCGATGGCGGACAGTGCCCGGCCGGCATGCTCAACGCAAAAATAGGCCCCTGGCTGATTTGGCGCTTGGCAGGCGCTGATCAGGGGGCGACGGTTGTACGCATCTTCGATGTCATCGGGCGACATGCCCAGTTCTAGAAGCGACTCGTACGGGGCGGGTAGTTCGTCTGCCCATGCGGGAATGGCCACGTCGTGACCTCCCGGCCTGGTCTAGTCGAATACCCCGTCGTCGTCATCGGCTCCAGTCGGGGGAGAGATCCGGGCAGCGCTGGAGGGGCTCAGGCCAAGCTCACCGGTCAGCGAGCGGAAGTGGGCCCGGTACGCGTTCAGGATCGTGGTCCAGGGATGCTTGACCAGGCCACGTTCAGTCTCAACGACCATGCCGTCCCGAGACAGCGCACGCTCACCCTGGTGGATCCGGGCAGCGGCAATGCAGTACTCAACGGCAGTCTCACGCTGAGCATTGGTCAGGCCGGCGGACACGATCAGCGCGGGAACGGTGCGGGCCCAGACCTCAGCGGCCTTGGCCTGGACGTCGTCCTCACCGGGCAGCAGATCGGCCCAGTCAGGCTCAACCGGATCTACCGGCGCGAAGCGTGCGCCCTCGGTCTGCTTGTCCGGGCGGAAGGTGCCCTCTCGGACAGCAGCAAGGTGGGGCTTGGGCTTGCGTCCAGGTGCTGCCATGGGGCCACCTCCTAGTCAGTCACTGGTCTGCCGCGCGATAGCAGCGTTAGCCCAGAACATGACCTCTTCAAGCTTGGTCACGACGATGGACTTCTCTCGCCCCTCTGGAAGCTTCTCGTTCATCCAGTCAGCAAGAGCGCGGGTAACCTGTCGGGCGCTTGTGTGGGCGTCGCGCTTCTCTTCGCTGGTCGCAGCGTGGAAGGCAAACCGGTTCTCGATGTCGGCAGGGTTCATGATCACTCCGCAAGAAAGGTCCAATTGGACAAATTTTTTCCCGCCCTCCCTGCCGGCCTTCTCCGGAACGGGGAAGGGGTCCCCCGCCAGGGGGTGGGCTGAAGATTCCAAATGCCGGGCCCAAGGATCGAATTTGGCGCCTTTTCGGGCCGTTTTCGAGCCCCAATCAGCGCCCATCGCAAGGCAAGACGGGCCGTTTCGACGCCATTTTCGGCCCCAAAACATGCCCTGAGCACTCAGAATGCCTCTCGGATAGCTCCCTGAGTCGTCTCAGCACCTCTCACAGCGCTGCAAGTACTGGCCATGAGCCCAACTGATCAGCTATCGATCATGTGAGCGTCATGACAGCGAGCAAGGCATCAGCACTATCGTCTTAGGCGCTGACCACGATCACATGCACGCACATGCGCACACGCTCATACCATGGTCATGCTCTACGTCTAGGTGCCTTACGCTCAGCAGCCCAACCACCAGGCTGATGCTTGGCAGTCTCCTTGTTGTGACAGGGGGCACACAGGGGCCGTAGGCGGGAGGGGGTATCAGGCTCAACACCCTGGGCCACTAGCTGCTTACGAGAGAGGGGGTAGTGGTCTGCAACGGTGGCCTGCCGGGCGCACAGTACGCACCAGGGGTGTCTGTACAGGTATGCCTTACGGATGCGCTGCCATCGTGTGGTCTTGTACGCGGCATTGCCGGTCTCGGCCCTACGTGCTGCGTCTTGCCTGCTGTGTGCCTCGCAGCGGCCACCGGAGACAAGCTCAGGGCAACCGGGCACGGAGCATGGATTGAGGGGCTTAGACGGCATCCCTGCGGATCCTGCGATCGGTCAGCCAAACCAGCAAGGCAGCAACACCGCACATGCCCCACCAGATCAGCATGGCCCAAATGCCAGCGCTCATAGCCACTCCCTAAAATGGTGCCTTGTCCACGCCGGCATCTTCGTTGGTCTTGAGTCGGTGGCACGTCCCACACAGCGGCTGCACATTGCCAGTCGTATCCGTCCCGCCCTTGTACAGCGGGATGATGTGATCAACGTCCAGTGCGCTTGCCAACTTGCGGAACTTGCATCGTGCGCACTCGGCATAGCCGGCCTTGCGCAAGTCTCGCCGCATGTCTGCCGCAGCGTTGTTCCCGCGGGCGATGATGGCACGGCGCTTGGCCCGAGCCTTGTTGGCCGGCCGGGCTTGCCATGCTGCGTAGTCGTCAGCGCATCGTCCACGGTGAGTCGCGGGGCTCTTGCAGTCGAGACAGGTTCGCATGGGCCCTCCGCGCTGTGAAATTAGGAGCCGCACCCGGGATCGAACCGGAGCCATGACCTGAGCCCATAACGCTCATGCGGTCGTGTGCCGCGTGGCTCCCGGTCTGCCCCAGGTCACCACGCGGCCATTCCAACCCCTCGCCATCAGCAGCCGGGTGTGAAGCCAGCCTAGGCAAGGGGCAGCACACCGTGACCCCAGGAAGTCCAGTAGGTGTGCCAGTCCACGGTGCAGGATTTGAACCTGCGAGGTTCCCCGTTATATGGGGGCGAGTATTGCCTCACTCCAACCGTGGATCCCGCGCGACTCAGAACACCTTGGTGGGAGAGAGTCACCGTAGTGGAGCACGCGGGGGCGAGAAGGTAGGGCCTCAGACCGCCGATTCGTAATCGTCTGTGCGCGGGACGCTTACCTTCTATCTATACTAGAGCGCAAGGACTTCCTGGCCCGTAGGTGGTAGTGCGACAGCGGAGCGGGCGGGTAATAAAAAAGTGTGTACTTCTACTAACCCCTTATGCGCGTATAGGGAGAAGGTCAAAGTACACACTTTTTTATTACCGCCCATTGTTGCAGGTCAGAGGCTTGTGGAGTGCTCGCCTCCGTCCGCTGAAGGCACTTGACGACGTGTACACGCCAAGAAGAGGCGCCCGTAGAGACCGCTTCGTTACCTACGTAGGCTTGCCTTACGTGGCCCGCGTCACACTTCTGAGTCTTTCGACACCCAGTCAAACACCAGCCGGCGATCAATCGGGGTCTTGTCTCCCTGGTGCGCTGCCGGTAGGATCTTTACCCCCTCTTTACCAAGCGCGCACTTGAGCAACATCCTCCGGTCCGCCACGGTCGCGTCTTCCCAAGCCTCCCGCAGTATTTCCGTGTCCATCAGCGGGGAGAGATCCGTCTCAACGTCCAGCCCGCCCAGCGTTGCTGACAGTTCCTCAATCGTCGCTCGTTGCCCCGCGGACAGTTGCTCATACCTCTCTTCGCTGATCTTTCCGTACACGTAGTAGTCGTCTTCCAGCTTCCCCACGCGCTTCTGTGCCGCTTCCAGCGCTGCCCGCACAGTCTCCTTGCGCGCCTGTGTCTCCGGATCGCTGAAGGCCAGCCAGCGCCGCCCAATGACCATCAGCACGGGATCACCAGGCTCCATAGCCGAGACATGAGCCACCCACGCCTGGCCCACCACAGCGTCGACCCTGCCGGCCATCGTGGACACGCCCCTACACACCGATGGTCCCGCATCCTGCCGGGCGGTGCATTGATATTTGCCCCCACGCATATTCATGCGGCCCCCACAGCGACCGCACAGATACACGCCCGTTCCCTGATAGCGCGATTCCGGCTTACCCCGGCGCGTGCCCTTGCCCACTTCCGCTGATGTGCGCCCATCGATCTTGGACTTGATCAGGTACCACTCCGTGGGCGTCACCACTCCCTGCCCGCACACCATGGGTTTGCCATCAGCGCCTGTGGCCGGCTCGCCGTATCCGCGCCATCGGCCCGTGGGGTTCCCGTGCTCGTCCATGATTCGTTCCCGCTGTGGGACCAGGCCGGCCCATAGGGGACTCTGCGCGAGCCTGCTGACAGCTCCGCCGGTCCATGGTGTTCCGCTCCGCTGCCTGCCGCCCTCAGCGTTCACGGTTGCCGCCACTTCCGTTGCTGACACATCGTCTAGCAAGAGCTGGGCCATTCGACGCGCTGCCGTGTACTCATCCCGGTGGGGCTCAACCGTCCCGCTGCCCGGCTTGCTGAAGGTCCCGTAGGGAGGCACCCCAGTCCCGCGCCGGCCTTCAGCCTTGTGCGAGTCATGGCCGATCTTGACCCTCAGCGCAATGTCCTTGGCCTCTTCGCGCGCTCGTTCGCTGAGGATGGCGAACACCATGCGCCCACCCTTGGAGCTATCCAGCCCCTCCGACACCGACACCAGCCGGGCCCGTCGCTGGTCGAACTCATCCAGCAAGCGCCCGACAGCGCCCATGCCCCGTCGGTCGAATCGGTCGGTCTTCCACGCTGCCAGTGTCTTGGAATGTCCCTCAAGAATGGCGTTCGTGGCGTTCTCGAATTCCCGCCGGCGCACGTAGGACTTTGACGCGCTGAGCTGTTCGAACCACACGTGGCGGATCTGCAATCCCTCAGCCCGCGCATACCGGGCAATGTCGCGCAGGTGTCCCCGCAGCGTCGCCGTGTCCTCTTTCTTGTTGCTGCGTCGCAGATATGCGTCCAGCGTGCCCGCGGGGTCAGCGGTGGCCGGCTCCAGTATCCCCAGCTCCGCCATCTCGGCATCGGAGAGACCCAGCGATACCAACGTCTGGTAGTCCGCGCGCTGCATGCCCAACCCCCATA